TTTTATAAGATTTTCAGATGATTCATTTTTTCTAAGTTTAACTTCCATAATTTTCTTTTTATTAGCCCCATGAACCGCCAGCCAACTTTATAATTCCACTAATATCAACACCCGGATCACCAGGTTCCACATCTCTTAGCGCCCCGTGTTGAGAACTTCCTCCCCTACCCCCAGAACGCATTGGTGTGGTTCCCTCAAAAATCCCTTTTAAACCAACGGATTTTTGTAAACCTCTTTTAACTTCTTCTAATTGTTGCCGAGCTTCTTGAGAACCCTTGGCTTCTTTTAATTGAGCAAAATTATTTTGTGGTTTGGGCGATGGCGCAGATGAAACAACATTAATTTTTGAAGCACTTAAACCTTTTGCCACTTCTGTAATAATACCAGAAAGGGTGCCATCTTCAAAAATAACCTCTTTTATACATTCTTTAATAAGAGGTTTTAGAATTTGTTTTAATTCGTTTCTTTTCATTTTTTCTTAGACTTTCGAACGCGGTTGCTTTCTTCAAGAGCCTCATGTTTCTCGTCATAATCTTTATCGTGCTCTAAAGCATCTAAATGTTTACGAATCTGGTCAATATGGTCTTTATCACTCCAATCATCATGTTCATAGTGTTTTTTTTCTTCTTCACCACTATCTTCATCGAGATCTTCCAACTCTTCTTTAATAATTTGTTTTAACATACCTTTTGTTAATTTCATTTTTTATCTCCAATAATATTATTTAATAAGCGATTTATTCGGTCAGCTTTTGACCAAATTTGTTTATTTTTCGATTCATTCATCATCATATAAGCGCCCTGTGTTGAAGGTTCTGACACAATATCAAAACAAATCAATTGAAAATCGTCTTCTACAAGAGTATTTCCTTGTGATTCTTTAACAGAGCCCAAACCCCGAGAAGAAATCCCAAGCATTACTCCATCATCAATTAATGATGATAAAATTTTTCCTGCTGGTGTAGAAAGAACTAAAATTTTGCCCATTAAGTCTTTTCCTTCCCACCACAAAGATTTAACTATATGAGAAGCATTTTTAAGGTTAACCACGGAATCTTCAGGGTGGTCAAGTTCCCCACATGCACGATTTTCTTTCACGATTTTCATATAATTTTTAACTTCTCTTTGTAAAACTGGAGCCGGATAAACCCGACCATTTCCATTTTTCTCATCACAACGCTGCATAACTCCCGAAAGAAAAGTAGCACCATTTTTTACTTGTATTTTTTCATCTTCAGTTAAAAGATCTCGGCAAACACCACCAGAACATAATTCATAATATTCTCTTAAAAGATATTTTTCGCTCATTTCTTTTTATCCTCAATAGTTTTAGAAGTAACTACACGCTCTGCGAGTGGTCGCAAAAGTTCTTTCGGTGTTTCACCCCCTGCTAAATCTTCATGATCATCAATCATTTTCCATAATTTAGCTAGCTTTTCATGAAGAAATTCAAAATCTTCAGAAACTTCTTCATGATCTGGCATGGTTCCTCTATAATCATGAATAGAATCTAGTGCTTTTCCCACCAAAAGATAGACAACAGATGCAATTGGGATTTCTTCTTTATGTAATCCTTCTCCGGGAAATACCCCATTGGGTGCTTCTGTAGGCGATGATCGATCATCTTGTCTATTAATATTTTCTATTTCTTCTTGAATTATTTTTTTTAATATATTTTTTTAATTTTCATATTATATTCTCCAAAGAAATGCGGGCGCAACCCGCACGGGTCTGCAACCTGATTTACATCGTCTAACTGGTTGTAGTCTAAACCGCTTCAACATCATCCATCACCTCGATTTACTAAATTTATTCCTTTATCACCAAAAACCATATTCAACACATATGATGTTCCAGAACTAACACACGCTATAATAAATGCAGTAGCTATAGAATAATCAAATGTAAATAGTTCTGTGTACGGGTTAATAGCCCATAAAAAAAGACCAACCCACCAACCAACACACATTGAACAATGAAAGAAATGATGTGACGGTCGAATCTTATTAAAGATTCTTCCATAAACTATAATTTGCGTAAGCCCATAAGAAGCAAGAACAAACAGCAATAGATTCATTAATAATATCCATAACCACTTAGATAGCGGCGAATGCGATGGGGAGTTATGGAACCTTTTCGTGGTTCTTCCGGAACTTCGCCCAATTCTGTAGAGTCTTCTGGTGTCGGATCAACCAAGTAATCTTCCATTTCATTTTCTATAAAATCTCCCATTTCAAGATGTGGGGCTTGAGCATCAATAAACTTTTTTGTAGAATATAAAACCACTTGCGCGGCACTTACTCCTTCTTCCGCAGCTTCTGGATAAGCTCCCTCAAGACTTCCAAAAATATTTCCGCTTCTTATACTATCAGGAAGTACAACTCCCTCGTTTATGAGATATTTAAAATATGAATTTTGAATACTATAAATTTGATCGCTTAATTCATTTTTAGGAAAAGTGGTAATTTTTTTTGTAGAAGTATCAAGAATAATATCAATAAGTGCATGATCTAGAATCATAATTTTTCCGTCAAGAGTTTTTCTTACTTGAAGTCGTATTTTTACGCTATCTTCTTTTACTTTTTCAGAAAGTTCCTCGGACCCAGCGGCTTGATCTATTGTAATTTTAATTGCCATCCGATTTGATCTCCCGAATGAGGCCCTGAATTTTAATAATTTCTTCAACCATTTTCTTGTCTGGTTTTTGATCTTTACAAGATTCTAGAATTTTCAAAACCTTTTTTGCGTTCTCTGACATTTGAGAATCTGACAAAAATTCCTCTTTTAAGAGAGCTTTTTTTACTTCTTCCTTGAGCCTTCCCACTTCCTCATTTAAATAAGATTTCAATTCTAAACCATTATTGTTAAAAGAAGTAACAAATTTACTTAAAAGAAGTTTTTGTTCTTCTACTAATTCACCACTATATTTGTCGTTAAATCTTTTGCTAAAAGAATTATAAACTAAATTATCAATCGGAACCATCTCTTCTTTTATATTTTCGAGCGTCATTTTTTCAACTAGTTCATTTTCTAAAAGCACTTTGGCTTTAACTGATATTCGATTATTAAATATTTGAGCAAGAGAGGCTAAATCTTTATAATTTGGAATAAAATTAGAAAACGCATCCCCTGATAATATCTTTTGAATATGTTTTGAAAGTTTATTTTGTTCCGCTAATAATTTTTTTTTATCAATTTCTTTGTGACGAATTTTTACTTCATTTAAGATTTTTTCAGCTGTTGACGAATTTATATGTTGGGTGCGCGTAATAGCATGATATAGTTTTAACTCTCGATACATCATGGAATTCTTAGAAAAAGATTCTTTAATAAAAGCAGTTATTTTAGTTTGTGAATCTTTATTTTTAGAAATAACTGCTTTGGTTAGTTCTTGAATTAAGATTTCATAAAGAAATGCGCTATTTTTCTTTTTATTATGTTTAAACTTTGCCATTCTTTTTTCCCTGTTTATCCCTTTTTTCAAGATTTTCAATTATTCGCTGAATTTCAACATCATTTTTCAAAATCTTGAGGTCTTCTTGTTTATGTTTCTTCTCATAATTAGTTTCTAAATCTTCATAAATTCCCCTCGCGAGTTGATTCAGGTCAGAAGCCCCCTTGAAAATGTTTCTAGGAGTGTTTTTGCCAACTTCTTCAGCATATTTTCCTTTATAGCTTCTCTTTCTTGCACCCATACCTCTCTTATCTGATTTAACGGGAGTATATTTTTTTCCCTTTGAACGAGGAGTTGTATGTGGTTTTTGATCCGGACGTTTCCAAAACATTTCATTTCTCTTGCCTGGTGCTGCCATAGCTTCTTCGTCAGGAGGCGCAGCAAGTAGTGTTTCTTCTTCTCCGGCTTCGGCTGCACCAGGTTCTTCTGCTTCCGCGCCCAGATCTTCACCTCCAAGATCGCCTTCCATGCCACCCATTTCACCTTCCATTCCGCCCATTTCGCCGCCTGCTCCCATCGCTTCGGCAGCCGCCGACTCAAATGCAGCATCCAATTGTTTATCATAAAACATTTCTCGTTGATTACGAACAATTTCTTCATCAGATAAATCAAGAAGATGTTTTGCTACCCAGCGCCTACTGAAATATCCTTCTGTCGCACCACCCGCAATTTCAAATTTTGTTCTCCAATGCTCAAGTTCTTGTAATTCTGCAAGTTTGGATGGAGGATTTAAATGCAATTTAAAGGATATAAGATCCTTATTTTTATATCCAAGAGTATATAAATGAATTATTGCAATTTTTTCCAATTCCGAGACAATACTTCTTTGTAATCTCGTAATTGTCCGTGCAAAACGAATGTCTTTCTGAGCTAATGTAGTTTTATCTTCAGACCCTTCTTCGCCTTGTGTAAGATAAGATGCCGGAATTTTAAGAGCAGAAAATAATTTATCTCTAAGATATTTTACATCATCAATATCTCCGGTGTATGTACCTCCGGGCAATGCCTCAATTTTTGTACCTCCTGTTGCACCACGCACAGGAATAAAGTAATCTTCATCAATACTCATAGGGTTGTATCGTAAGTCAACACGACCAGTGGTTTCATCAATAACCTGATTTCTCTTCATTTGCGTCACAATTCGGTTCATATGTGATTCAACTTCTTTTTCGGGAATACCACCAACATCAATATAAAAAACTCGCCTTTCTGGAGAGCGAACAACCCGATAAGCCATCATTGCATCTTCAAGAAGCATTAGCTGACGCCAAATTCGTCGCGATGACTCTAGAGCAGATGTACCATAGGGAGCATATTTATCATTTCCTAGAATTCTCAAATGTGCAACTTGCCAATTTTCAAATGTTAGACCACCACTATTCCATTGAAATTGAACATAGTTGGGATTAGTTTTATCTTCCCCTTCCAATCTTTCAATTTCGACTGCTGGTAAACCGATTACTGATTTAATGCCTATATTTTCATCTATATCCAAATAGAGAAAATAGTCGCCATATTTACACATAGACCGACACCAACCATATAGATTAAACTCAATATTTAAAATACTATAAAAAAGTGTATGAAGAACTTCCTTGATTTCTTCGTTAGGGCAATTAATAGAAAGAATTTTTTGCAAAGGTGATGAAACTGTCATTTCATCAGCATAAATATCCATCGCTGATGCAATTTCGGGCATATATTCCATTTGATCAAAATCAACATATCTTTCTGCACGAGCCGCATTGGAAGTCGAGTTGGCATAAATATTATCAAAAGGACTATAAGATGATTTCTTAAAGGTCAGACCACCAGCCGATTGAAACTTATATTTATCAAGTTGCCATCTTTTAAGCCTTCGAGGATTTTGTCGCTGGTATTGAGTAATAGGTCCAGACAACAATTTTGTTAAAGCTTTAAACAAAAAAGAATCTGAATTCCGTGTATTTTTAGTATTTTTAGTTTTATTTCTAGTATAGTCCATTTTTTATCCTTTTATAAGCCAGCCAAATTCTTCATAAGTTTTTTTAGCAATACTTATTTTATCAAAAGAATGTTGTTTTTTGTAGCCAATCATACCAGGAATTGTTGTATTTATTTTTGTATTGGAAGTTATCATCGAATTTAAAAAAGCTCTT